ACCGCCGAGCAAATCGATGACGCTGCCGGCAGCGTCATCGATTTGCTCGGCGGTCGCCGTGCCCGATGTCCTTAGCCGCACGAACTCTTGTTCAGCCCGCTGGAGTTGAGGAATAAACTGGCTGCCAATAGTCGCGGGGAGCGTGTCAATCTGGGCTCGCAGCGACGAAACCTTTTGGGCCAGTTGGTCGAGTTGCCTAATACCCGCGTCCGTGCCGCCGCCGATCTGTCTGCGGGCAGACGCCTCGGCACTTGATCGAAGGAACCCAGCCGGCAGTTGAGTGGCACGGCCCTGGTTCGACAAGAGCGAACTCTCCCGCTGGTCAACCACGAGGAACCGGTTCGCCGCTTCAGCACGTCGCCGGTTGTCGGCTCCCTGAGCATCGTTTATCCTGCGCTCAAGGGCATTGTTGTATTCAATCTGCCGCTGGGTGACGCGGGCCAGCGACTGTTCGATGGCTGTTGTGTCTTCGCCGGCCGCGAGTGCTGCCTCCAGATTTCCGCGAAGGCGCAGAGCCTCGTCGCTGGCCTGACGCTGGGCGGCGATGAAACTGCTGATCTGTCGGTCACCAGAGATCGCAGAGGCGGGGAGGCTGGATGCTTGCCGCTGGAGATCAGCGGCGCGCTCTAATTCAGCGACTGTACCAGGGGCAACGAACCGAAGTTCGTTTCCAGACGCTAGGCCGCCAGTGAGACGGGACTGCTCGGCGAGACGGGCAACCGCATCGGCGGTCTGGAGAACCTTCTGCCGAACTTTCTCAAACTGCCCTTCGGTGACCTGCAAGAGACCGCCACGATTGAATGCGGCTTCAAGGTCTTGAACTTCCCGCTGCGCCGCAGCCAACGCTGGGACGAAAGCCGCTTGCACCTCTGCCGACAGCGAACTGAACGACTTCGACACTCCAGCCAGCGGCTTTGCGACTTGGTCAGAAAGTGACCGAAGTTCCTGCATCTTCCGTGCGGCAGATGCGATCGCGTCTTCGTTGACGACATCAATGACAGCCTTCAGCGTCTTGCCGTCGAGTTCGCCGAGTCCGTCGACTAGGCGGTCGACGCTCTCCGCGCCGGCGACCTGAAGCGCGACGTTGATCGCGCCAGACCCAGCAGACGCCAACTCCCGCAGCCTTGCCTCAAGTTGGCCGATGCCCTGGACGGCCCCCTCTACGCCCTTGAATTGCAGCCGCTGGCTGACAGCGGCCTCCAAGTTCTTCTGAAACCGCTGTATAGGCGTGAGGATGTCTCGGAATGACCTTGAGACATCACTCGATGCTTTCCCAAGCTCGTTCTTTACGCGGCTAGCAAAACTCTTTACCTCCGCAGATGAGGCCCGCAGAGGCAGGTCAAAGCCTCGCGTATTCGCCGAGACTACCGCCGAGATTTTGCCGAGATAACTAGCCATCGCTGCCCTTTCTGGCCTGCATCATTTCCGCAAACTTCTGCATTTCCGCCTCCATTGCATCATTCGCCTGCGGACGCTTGACTGCGACAGGAATGAAGGCGTCCTCCTCGGGAACTCGCTTGTAGTTCCCAGAGGAGGCCATAATGACTCGGCAGATTCGGGCAGTCTGCTGCCACCCGTCTGAGATAGGCCAGCGTTGATCGTAGGCGTGCCATTCGGCCAACTCCTCGCTGTCGATCTCAGCCAGTAGACTCTTGACTGTTTTTCCGAGGGCCAGTGCTAGCCTGAAATAGAACTGTCGCTCTGGCCTTCGGAAGAGTCGTTTCCCAACTGCTCAACATCCTCCGTCCGAAAGGCATTGAGTGCCCAAGACTTGTCGAACAGCCGAGCCAAGACTACCGCCGACTTCTTCCCCAATTCATCCACCTCGGCCTCGGTGAAGAGGCGGTCCCCCTTCTCATCGCAGAGAGTCAAAACGAGAAAGCGCGAGCGGAAGTTCTTCATCTTCTGCTCAGAGTAGGACTCCTCGAAAGAGTCGCGATCGGTGCCAGAGAGCACCTTGATGTAGACCGAGCCGCCCCACTCAGGCACGTCTACCTTATCGAGTTTGTTGTCGTCTGCTGCGAGAATCTTTACCTTGCTAAGTGACATCGTTCAAACCTTCATAGAACTGCCGCCGTCCTGGCGAATTCAATTCCTGTTATCCGTAGTAGTCGGTTATTGTAAAACTAATGGAACCGCGAACGGCATCCCCCGTGGAGGCCGTAATGCTGGCAGACTGGCAAACGACTTGACGTGAAACACCGTAATTAGGCGAACTCAGAGTAAGATTGCCGTATGTGCCAATAAGTTCCTGTGGGTTCGACAGAAAACTCGTCGCCACGAAATCAAGCGATACAGTCCCCGGCGACGTGTCGCCCGTTGGGGCGATCACGTTTGCTCCGAGCAGCGCGGTAGACGCTGTGATATCGGTCAGCTCGGCTTCGGGGGCTTGGACAGTCAGGCTGGTTACTACCGCATTGACCACACCACCACCGCTATAGGCGTATGTTACAGTTGCGCCGTGCGCAGTGAAACCCGCCATACAAGAGCCTCACTAGGCCACGCGGAACGTAGCCTGACCAGAGATCAAGGCTCCAACGGACCCGCTGATTGACGAAGAAGAGACGGTGCCAGTCACGTTACTGTAGTTAAACGTCCCACCGAACGCCATGGAACCAGTCGTTCCGGCTGGGATCACGTTAGTGCCGATGTAGTCAATTGAAATTTCAGTGTCGGTCGCAAAGCCGCCGACATATTCCCGTGATCCACCGGCAGCGATTCCAAGGTGGCTCCCGTCAATAAGATCCTGCGTTTCTGAAATCGAGAACGATGTGATCGTGTACTGGTTGGTGCCAAATGAGAACGTCGTTCCTTGTGCGGAGGTGCCTGCCATTCCTTTGCTCCTTGTTACTCAGTGGCCTCTTGCCACCGTATTTGGTAAAGCTGACGAACTTCGTATGCCGGGGGGAGGGTCGAGCCAGACACGGTTGGGTCGAGAAAATCGTCGACCTCCGACGTAAGTCTCATATCTTGTATTGTAACACCCGCCAACGTGCCGGTGTGACCATCGAGACAGAGGCGAACCTCCTCGGACAGTTCTCGGACGGCGTTGTAATTCCTCGCCCAAGCAGCAATCTGGAGATTTACAACGGGGCGGAAGAGCGGCCCCGCAAGGTCGTGGTCGCGGGTAATGTTGGATCGACGATACACAAGGAACGGCATATCCGCGTTCGTGTTCGGAACGGCAATCGGGTAGACCTGAAATCCGACTATTCTGGCGACCGCTGGGGTGGTCACCAGCCGCAGGAAGACGTGTTTTTCTGGCGAGAGGTACATAATCAGCCTCCGAACTTCTTGAGCTGTTTCTGAAGGCTGCTCATCAGTGCCTGGCGGGCGTTGCTGCCTTGGGCTTGGATGGCCTTTTGCATAGGGTGCTGGGCGTCGACTCCACCGTAAGTATCGCCTGGCCCCAGCGTGTACGGCCTCATGCCACCCTTGGCCTTCGAGTCGGTGGCGAAGTCGTGCGGGTAGCCAGAGCCTTTCTTGGCTTGCCTTGTCGGCTCCTTGAGTGACCCCATTAGGAAGTAGTATCCCCGGTTCATCTTGGCAAAATCGCTGTCTGTGGACGCTCCTGCACGGTGCATCTTTCCGTTAATCATGCGGTGGACGTTGATATACGTTCGCCGGTTTTGGGTGCCTGGGCGACGAGGAGGTGTGCCGAACTCAATCAGCCAAGCATGATTGCCGGAACCGTCTTTCTCGCTTGCACTACCAGTTCCGGTGCTGCGAGGGCCGACCACGCCGACCATTGCATTTTTGTATGTGACGTACTTGTTCTTGACCGACTTGCCAAGGTTGCCGGTGACATCCCTGACGTTGCTCTTGTACTGGTCCGCGATGAGTTTCAGGGCTGGTTTAATTGCGCGCCTCAAAGCCTTTTCGCCGACAGCACCGCTGGCGTCGAATTGCTCTGCGAGCCTGCCGAGCCGCTCGGCCAGTTCGGACGCTCCAGCCGTCCTGACACGGACGAATCCAGTCGCAATCTCATTGGCCGTGGTTCCACCACGGTCGAGCGGAAAACCCCGGCCCTCGGAGATCGTCACCGCCATCAGATCACCTCCCGTGCCATGATTTCCAGCATGGTTCGGTTTTGACGTTCGACGACCGAGGCGATCTCCATTGTGCGGTCACGCCAGACAATCCGAGCCTCGTGGTTCACACCGTCACGAAACCGAATGTGGATCTTGTGGCTGACGATCGCGTTGGCCTGCATCGCCTGCAAGACCTCGCGAGAGTTCATGCCCTCAACGCGAGCCCAGACCGTCGCGAGATCAGCCCAAGTGACGTATGACTCCCCTAGCGTGTTCCGCGTTTCACGCGGCACCTGAATGGTTACTCGCTCGTTGAGTTTGCCGGCATAAACAGCCATTAGCCCACCCAGATCGCGGTGTAACTTCCTGACCCTGACGGTGCCTCAACCGTGACTGTGGACGTAACCGGCAGAACAGCCACGCGGCCAGCGGACACGTCAATAGCCCCAGCCACGCGGAGGACGCTCGTTCCTGTGTTCTTCACGGCCAGCGTAGAAAGGGTGCCGACGCTCGACACGATGGACTCGGCTGCAGTGCCCACTGAGCCCGTGATCGTCTCGCACCCAGCCGGCTCGGCAAACTGATGGTCGTCAACGGTTCCAATTGAAAACGTCGAGCCGTTGGAGTCGTGGAAAACAACGTCAACGTCGACACGGGCCTGGACACTCATCGGTAAACTCCATCGCTGGCATGGGCCATCAGCGTTTCAAATGTGTATGGGACAGGTGCATTCTGGGCGGTCGTGCCGACTGTCACCGGCTCCCTCGTGCTGTACCACAGTCCAATCAGCAGGAGCATCGCGTGCTTGCAGACCGCAGGCACATCAGCCGCGTCGGCATAGCCGGCTGTCCACCGCACCGTGACGCTGTTCTCGTCGCCACGAACGTCAGGCCAGGTGGCTGCGTAGTTGGCGAAGATTCGCCCTGGCGTAGTTCGGTGATCTCGCTGAAAATGGCCCGCATCGCTGGTTAGCGTCTGATCAACGCCGGCTTCGTTGCGGTAGACGACCGTGACGTTAGCGTCGGCCATAGGGCCACGGGGGAGGACGAGCTCGTGCAGCGGGAAGCAATCGTAGCGAGCCTCCCAGACTGTCTGCATTAGAGTCTGGCCCAAGCGATCCTCGACGACCTCGCGGGACACGGTGATCAGTGTATTGATGTAGGCGTCGTCATCGTTGATATCGACACGACAATGTGCCTTCGCATCGGCCAGCGTGACTGGCTCGGTCGACGGCGGCGTATACCGAACGAGAGACCGATACGGCGTGATGCCGGCGGCTGGGGAGTGAGGCGTGACGTAAACAATCGTCGATGGGTAGATCATGCCTTGCGCCTCTTCCTTGGCTTGCTGCTGGTGACTGCCCGCTCAGTCCGCTCTTCAGGCAAGACAGCAGCCTCGACGGCATCCGAATCTGCTGGCTCTAGGGACTCCACGAGACCGCGAGCCTGGAGGATCTTTACCATCGGCGCAGGCCAGTCGAACTCGCTGCCACGACGATATACATCGAAACTCTGTAACACCCTTACTTTCATTGTACCACTCCCCATGAGTCTTCCGGCGGGATGCGATTTGTCCAGAAATCTGTTGGGTGCTGTTGCACCTTGCCGCAACCCGGTGCCCTCGACGGCCATGTAATCATCAACTCCGCGTGACCCACGCTGACCCCAGTTGCCACGCCGAGTTTGCCGCCGGCCTCGTGCAGCTTGTGCCAGAAGTACAGGTCTTCATCCACATGGCCGCCATTCCACTCGCCGTCCTCGTTTGGCTTCGCGAGGAACCAGGGTTTCGGCATCTTTTTTATGATCGAAGTGCGGATGAATGTCAGGCCAAAATGAGCAGTCAGAGCCGGCCGGATCGGCTCAGAGAACCAGCTCTCCTCGACATCGGTCCTTTCGCTGGGCTCCACGCCGGGGTTGGCGAACATGACGCTATTGGCCTCACGCTTCACCTGAAGCGGCGCGATTGCGTCATAACCGGACCACATCAGCAGGGCCAGCAACGCTTCGACGGTTTTGGCGTTAAATACAGTGTCATAGTCGATCGTCAGGATCACGTCGTGATCATCGATCACCTTCTCCATGACACGCTGGAGGCTTTGGCCCCAGTAGGCACCGCAAATTTTGGTTGGTGCGATTCCATGTGGGGCAAGAGCACTTGCCACGCAAAAGAGATTGTCCGTGAACCCCAGCCTGGGGACACTCATTACGGCGGCCACTTTGACGTTCGCCTCAACACTGCCGACTTTGATCAGCACTATTTCGCTCCTAAAGAAAAGGAGCGGGCGCGCGTCGTGCGTCTTTCCCGGCCATCCTGACCTGGCCCGCTACAGACCAACATGGCGATGCCCCGGGGGAGCACGATGCTCCCCCGGGGTCACCTTGCTTACATCAGGATCAGGCAGCGGCGGTCTTGAGAGCCAAGACCGGGCCGGCTTCGCTGTTGCTGCCGAGGCTATGATGTTTCACAACAAATCTCATAGACCCTTGCATGAGCAATTGCTCGGTCGTCGCATAGACCTGATCGTACACCTTCACGCCGAACTCGCGGCGGCTGGCGTAGATCGAGGACAGCCCGAGGTTGCCGAACAGCACCTTCACCACGCCGGCATCAGTGCCGAGCGTGCCGTCCATGACGTGAACCAGCCGAACTGGGTAGCCCAGGAAGGACTGCCCGTCGCTGTTGTTCAAGTCACTGACAGCGTTGCCGCCCAGAGCGTACTTCAGTCGAGCGACCGAAGCGGCGTAGACAGCAGGACTCATGTACCAAGCTGCACCCTGGCGGGCGTAGATTGGCGTCTTACCGATCACGGAGAGGAAGTCATCAACGTCGAGGGTCTCGACTGACGTGTTCCCAGAGGCAGCGTCGATGACGCCGGCAGTGTGAGTGCCGTCGTCGATGGCCTGAGTCAGGCCGGTGATGCTGCCATAACCGCTGGTGCCGTCGCCGTTCCAGCCGGCATCGTCGATCTTGTAGGCCAGCGACTGAGCGAACTCAATCGAGACCTGGTCGGCGATATTGACGTAGCTGGCCGAGTCTTCCAGCACTTCGGACGAAAGACGAGTCGCGACCGCCAATTTGACCGCATTCAGGGTCACCTGGCTGAAGGTCGGCTCGCTTTCCGTGATGGCAGAGCCTTCGCCAACGAAGTAGGCAGTCGTGCCAGAGTTCCGCTTCGGGATGTTCATCACGTCCCGAGCGAGCGTGACTCGCTCGCACGCACCTGGCATGGTGCCGTAGTCTTCGACCAGCCGAATCACGCGGGCAGCGAACTCGTCGGGGACGAGGTAGCCACCAGCCGAATTCGACCCTTCGTTGAGGGCACGGGCTTCCATGCCGTGCTCCCGGCACCACCGAAGGTCGTCCTCACGACGAAACACGGTGCCACGAATCCAGCGACCAACGCGGTAAGCCGACTCAACGTCGTCTGGACCGCCGTTGAACGCTCGGAGTTCGGTGTGGTGCGGAAGCACCTGCCGAACCTCGATCTTCTTTTCGGCCTTCTCTGGTGCCGGGGCGGGAGCGGCAGGCTCGACAACGGCCCGCAGTTCCTTTTCCTTAGCGGCCAGAGTGGCCTCGAAGTCGAGGTCGGCCTTGACGGCGTCGGCCTCGGTGGAGAGGCGGCGAAGTTCAGCGGTCTGATCTTCGTTGCGATCTTCGAGATCGGCGAGGTCGGACATTCGGGCTGCGATTGCAGCAGCACGGTCCTGAAGTCGTTTCAGATTTGCGCCCATTAGGCTTGCTCCTTGAAAAAAAGGTGCCAGCCACGGGCCATACAGCAGCGCAGGGCTGGCGGGTATCGTTCATCCCGCTAGCACACCGCCTCGGGCATCCGCCTCTGGCTCGCGCTGCTCAACACGGAATCCTCCGCGTTGCTTTATATCGTATAGTGTAGCCTATTTAGGCTTAGTCGTGCAACTTAGTCCGCAGGGCAGTCGCCTTGAGAGCGGCAATCTTGCCACGGTAGTCAGGCTCTGGCGTAGCCGGAGCTTCAACAACTGCCTCGACGACTTCAGCGGTCTCGACGACTTCGTCGGCACTTCGCTCGCCGGCACGCTCCAGCTCTGCAACCTTGCGTGCAGCCCAGTTTTTAGCTGCGGTGCCTCCCCATAGTTCTCGCGACACGAAGAAAGGCGAGTAGTCAGGCGGCTGATCCCAGCCGTCAGACTTACTGCCAGCGTCATGCCGCTTGAACCACGCATTCATCTCGACGACCCAGTCGCGGTTCATTTCCTCGCGGCGGGCCAAACGATTGGCACGGGCAACGGTCTCGGGCTTGAGCCCGTCGCCTGACTTGCCTTCTTCGTGCAGTTTTAGCCCACGCTTTGCAGCGTCGGCCATTCCCTGAGTTGGCTTCAGGCTTACTGCACGCTCCTCGGCGTCAGCAGGCTCTTGAGTATCTTCGACCAAAGTTTCATTCGATCGGGCATCGACGGTCTCCTCAGAGATGATTGGGTCTTCAATGTCCTCGTCTTCTGGCTCTGGAGCCCCGGGGTTCTCACACGGGTCGATCTCACCTCGGGCGATCTCCAGGGCACGCTTGCTGACGTATGCCTCAGTGGCCCTGTACGCCGGCTCGTCCACGGGGCCGACATCTCCTAAGAAGGAGAACCCACGGATTTCGCGGATCATCCGACCTTTTTCGTCCTTCCTCCACTTCTCGTGACCTTTTGAAGGGTCGAGACGGAAGGCGAATGAACTTCCTCTCAAATCACCTCTCTCAAGGCTCTGTAAAACGTCCGCATCAGCCGGCTTCGGGTCGATCTCATACCGCAGGCCACGCTCGTCGTGGAACAATCGCACGGTTCCAGATGATGTCCTGCCGAGTAGCCTGTCGTGATTGTAGCGACCAAAGACATCGGGGTTGGTCTTGAGCACTTCGTCGAATGCACCGGGCATGATGCGTTCGACGAACCCGCCGAGGTCTTGGCTATCGGAATCGTAGACGGCAGCGTACCCGCGAATCACGGTGCGGCCGTTTTCATCCTGCTTGACCTCGATGCCAGGTACATCGTTGGTCATACGAATCTCTAATTGGTTCTTGTCGTCCACGCTTCCGTGACCTCCTCATATGGTTTGCCGCTGCGAACGCATTCGAGCAGCAACTCGCGACTCCGATTGATCCATTCTACCACAAAGGTCTCAGTATCCCGATCTGTAGCCTTTCCTGGCGCGTCGAGTTCACGTCGCATCCGAGTTTCGTGTTGTGTGAGCCAGGCTTCGAGTTTGGCTGGTTTATTGCGTCGGTCGAGGATTCCATCGGCCTCGATTGCGGCAAGTCGAGAGAGGGTTGTCTGCCAGAGTGCTTCTGCCGCTCGTCCCTCATCTGCTCCTGTTGCAACTGCTGCGGGCTGGGCCTCCGGTGCTTCCTCGGAAGGCTGCTCCTGGCCCTCGGTTTCCTCGGCTTGCTGCGAGCCCTCGCTGGCCTGCGGCTGGGCTTCGCCTGTCGGCGATTCCGGCGTGAATGCGTCGAGCAGCTGCATATTGACCTGTACGAACCGTTTGTCACCCTTGCCATCCTGTAGGGGGTTGTATCCGATCGCCATTCGCAACTCGTCGACGCTCAGTGCCCCCATATTGAACATCTCGCGGAGGAACTGTGACCTGGCAGCGTAGTCGCCGGCCATCAAGGCGTTCACGTCGAATTCGACGAAATACTCTTGGTCGTCGACCACAAGATCCCGCCGGCAAGCCATCTCCCAACGCCGCAGGTGAGGGATCAGGCTAAAAGTCACAAAGTCGATCGCTCCCTGCTCAACCGTCGAGAACCGGACATTCTCAAGGTTGCCAATCATGTGGCTGGGAACGCGGTAGACGCGGGCGATCTCGTCCAGCTGGAATGCCCGCGTGGCGAGCAGTTCGTTGGTCTGATTGTTGACCCCGCCGTATTCCTTGATATCGGTGCCAAACGGCATGACCGCCGTTTTCGACGATGACGCCGCACCACGGTGAATGCCCTCAAACGACTCGCGGAGTCGCTGCATAGTCTCTGGTTTGAGCGGCTGCGAAGTCGTGATTACGCTGCCCGGCCTGGCTCCATTGCCAAAGAACGCACCAGCGTGCAACTCAGTGGCCCGTGCCAAGGCGATTGCATCGCGACTTAGAGTCGTCGGGACATAGCCCGTGATGCCGTCCTGGGAGAGCCAGCGGATATGGAAGATCTGATCCTGCGAGTAGGAGACAGGGACAGCCTTATCGGGTTCCTGGTAGAGATACCGCAGCCGGCCATTCTCAAGGTACTCGATCTTAACGCGACTTGGGTGCAGCGGAATTAACTCCGAGACGGCACCTCGCCGGCCAGACTTGATCAGAGCGTAGGCGTTACCCCACAGAAGCACCCACGACTGCATCAGCTCGCGAAACTCAAACGAGGTCATCCAGCCATTGGGCTGGTAGGCGAGGATCTCGTTGAGGGGGTGGTCGCTGGCGATTTCCTTGCCGCCGCCTGGCAGCCGCCGCATGAGATGGCACGGCAACTGGGCACATGCCTCGGCCAGAACACGAACACACGACAAGACCGCCGAACACTGAAGCGATGTTTCCGGCGAGACCGAGACTCCCGCGACCGTTCGACGCTGTTCGATAATTTCCTCGAACACGCGGGAAACGCCGGAGCGAAGTTCAACGACATCGTCGATCGTGTTGTTTTCGTCCATTAGATGAGGATGATCTCAGGGTCGATTTCGGGGCCATCAGCCTCAGAAGACGCAAGGCCCAGAGCCATAATGAGTGAGACCGCACCGTCGATTCGGCTCGTCGAGGTGGAGTGCTTCTTGCTGGGCTTGCAGTTGCCGGCATCGTCCACCTTTACCTCGACATTACTCATTTGGAGTGCCAGCAGCGGGTTGTCGCCTGCCCGCATCCGTTCCTGATGCAGAACGGTTGAAAGCAGGTTGGTCGGGGATGTCATCGAGGCGAAGCCCTGCCCAAATGGCTTAACAGGCACGCCTTCGAGACTAAGTTGTGTTGTCAGATGAACGGCATTCCAACGGTCGATAGCTACACCTTTGACGGCATTCTTCTCGCAGACGGAGAGAATGTAGTCGCGAACCACGTCATAGTCGGTAATATCGCCTTCCGTAAGTGTAACATATCCATCCTTCGCCCACTGGAGATATGGCACCCGATCTTCCTTCGATCGCTTCTCGGCGTTCTCCTCGGGGATGAAGAACTGGGCGTGAACATCGTAAGTACCATCCTCATCTGTCCACAGGCAGACCACAGCCGTAGTGTCAAACGTGCTGGCAAGGTCAACGCCGATATAACATGGCCGGTCGCCCGCTGGACGCAGCGGCTTCATGTTGGCCTCGAAGACGCCGTGACGAAGCCACTTGCTGCTGCTCGAGCACCACTGGTTGAGGTGAAGGGTGCGGAAGACTATCTCGTCAGACGGGCTTTCCTTGGCCCTGGTTGACATCTGCTCGAAATATGCGGGTTTCAGCGTGATGCCATAGTTTGGGTTCGCCTTCTTCCATGTTTCCTCGACAAAGATGTCATCATCGGGGTCGGCGGCAAAGATGCACGGCAGGAAGGTCTTGTCTTCGATGAGACCGTCTCGAACCTTAATCGCCCGCTCCCACTCTTTGTGGCACGGCGAGTTCTTGTTTGTACCGGCTGTCGTTACATAAATACCCAGGGGCTGCTTTCGAGATCCAGTACTTGTTTCGAGCACATCGACCAGCTCGCGGTCCTTGAACACATGGAACTCGTCGACCAAGTAACAACTGGCATTGAAGCCGTGCTTGGTTCCCGCCTCGCTGGAGATCGCCTTGATCACCGAGTTTGTCGCGGGGATCACTATCGAGTTGCGGTATATCTTTGAACGCTCAACTAGGCCGGGGCAGGATTCGAGCAGCTGCCGGCTTGCGTCGAACATGAGACCTGCTTGCGCCCTGTCGCCAGCACACATGATTACCTCAGCACCCTCGTCATCGCAGAAACCCATCATCAAGGCCAATGCGGCGCACATCTGAGTCTTACCGTTCTTGCGAGGCAGAGCCAGAAGGCTGCGACGGTACTGTCTCGTGCCGTCAGGGTTCAGCGTGTACAGAAGTTTGTTGAAGTACTCTCGCTGCCACGGCTCCAGCAGGAACTGTTTGCCAGCGAAGTCGCCGCGAGTATGGGCCAGGAGGCCAATGAACTCTTCTGCTTCAACCACTATTACGCTTGGCGAGGACTGCCGCGACGGGGTCGACGACGGTCTTCACAGCCTTGTATCCAAGCCGCGTCCTGTCGGCCGGGGTTAACCCAAGAACGGTTTCCAACTGCCTCAGTTGTTCGTGACACTGGTTGCTCTGAGCCTGCCACTTCGATGGCCGCGAGAAACGCAGTGAGCCATCGGGGGCCAGCACCTCGATGTAACTGTCTGCACCCTTGGCGAGGTACTCCTCGGCCTCACGCCACCGATCCCAGATGGTCGCGTATCGGGTGATGACTTCCATGTCACTTTCGGCCAGGGTTCCCATCTTCTGCATGAACTTGCAGACCTCGGTGAACTTTTTCTGGGCACGTTCTTTAATCCACTCGGGAGGTTCCGGCAGATTCTCGACCATGTCGCCCAATTCTTGGCGATAATTCGCTTCCTTAGACCCACGAAGGGCCAGGATGTGCTTTGGTGTAGGTGCCGGTCCTCTTGCCATGAAACCAGTGTACCAGCGGCAGTTGAGTCAGTGGGAGAGTTGATTCCCTAAACCGCCGAAATGTAAACCCGCCAGCAAAATGGGTACACCCACGCCCGCGTCTCCTGAGTTAGACATGCGGTCTGCTTTTCAGCCGGCCGCCAGCATGGTACCCCCTAGTGGGTCTGTGGTTTTCGTCTCTCAAATACTAAATGTCCGCAAAAATATTTTTGCGGACAATCAAGTTTAGGGTTGGCATTGGCCGATTGGGCTGGTATAGTTTTCGCGTGTGGCCGATTGTCGGCCGGCAAGTGTTCAACCTAAGAAAGAAGAGAGAAGAGAATGCCAGCCATCAAGAAAACCGCCAAGAAAACCGCCACAGTCAGCCGCGCGCAGTGCATGGCATTTGCGCGATTCTGCGCCAACTGTGCCAGCCTCGAGGATGCCGGCCACGCTGCCCGTGTTCTACTCAATACGCTACCGGCCACCACTAAACGCGGGACGTGGCAACATTACCTGCAACGATTTGCAACGTGGGCAGAATCGGGCGGTACGCTGCCGCTGCCGCATTCTATCTTTGCGATGGCTGGCAACGTGAAATTGCCGTTTGTAGCGTTTTCAACTCTGCCCGTTGTCACCTGCCCCGGTGCCGGCGATTGCCTAGAATACTGCTATTCTCTGCGCGCTTGGCGGTACCCTGCCGCATTTTTGCGGCAGGCAATGAATACGCTCCTGCTGAGATTCAAGAAACGGCAGATAGTCGAAGCGTTCAAACGGCTGCCCGAGAACATCACGTTTCGGTTATACGTTGACGGCGATTTCGACAGCATCGAAACACTCGGTTTTTGGATGGGTCTAATCGGGCAACGGCCAGATATAGACGCCTACGGTTATAGTAAATCATGGGAATTATTCCTGGCGTTCCCGGTTTCCCGTTTCCCGTCCAATTACGCGCTGAATATCTCCAGCGGTAGCCGATACGATACCGAACAGGACATACGGCAACGCATGCTGGCGTTGCCAATCACGCGCGGGGAATTCGTGGCGGTAAAATTGAGCCGCAAACACTCGCGCGGGTTCGCAAAATACAAAGAGGCGGACTATCACAGGGATGTTCGCGAATCGGCACAGGCGGAAGGTATAGGCAAGGTGTTCTCTTGCCCGGGCACCTGTGGCGGTTGCACAATGCAAGGCCATGCCTGCGGGGCGGGAGCTCCAGCCAATAGTGGGCGAAAGTTTCTAGTCGAATTGCCGATCGCAATAGGCATACACTAGGCAAACGGCACCACAGGAAAAACACCGGGCAGGCATCCTGTCCGGTGTTTTCATGCGCACACCACAAGCAGGCACCACAGGCAGGCACCACAGGCAGGCACCACAAGCAGGCACCACAGGCA